GGATTCCCCTCTCTGGTTAAACTGTTGCCCCGCGCTCGTGTCGCTTTACTGTCCGTTCTGGACGCCATGCGTTAGTCGTTGAACCTTCGCCGTATTCCTACGGCGCTTGGCTGCTGATTGCCCTCGGCTTTACGTTAGGGGTTTCCAGCAATTCACGGGGTTTTACAACGTCTCAATTCAAACGTTGTCAGCAATTTCTTTCGAGTGATTGCGATAGGTGGTGCTTACCAGTTCGGTGAACGTGGTAAAGAGCGAACTTTGACCAGGAGAGGCCATGATTTATCCTTAAATTAGTCCGAGCCTTTCTGCTGTAGCTCGGATTGTTTCGTCCATAGTGCCAACAGGCCGTTTAGGAGTAGAACTTCCCTTTTTAGGAACATTCACACTCGCGGCTTTCTTGGCTTCCTGTGCCTTCTGAGCGAGTTCCGCCTTCCGTTTAACTTCAGACTGCGCTTGTTGTTCTGCAAGCAACTGAGTTCGAGTGTTCGGATTTGCGTAAACTGCGCGGTCGTAGGCTTCTTGAAGCGTAGTAACGATTCCGCCCTGTAAGAGAGCAGCCATGTCATTACGAACAGCCTCAAAGTGCTTATTTGCAGGGTTGGATGCGAAACGCTGGATTTCACTGTTCAGTGTTTCCTGCTGCGCTTGTTCTTCCCTCTGCTGCTTTTGCTGAATCCATCCCGTCAACTGCTGTATTTGCTGTTGAAGGACGGATACGTTCGGGTCAACCGTCGGCATTTCACCGTTAAGCTGAACTCCGTAGTCTTGGGCCAACTTAAAGAACATCGCCTGTTTTTGTTCAGGGCTTCCGTTCCTAAGTTGAGATTCTGCTGCGAGTAGTCGAGACACCGCCATTTCTGGGGTCGCGCCCATCGCTTGAATTTGTTGGGTAAACGGAGCAATCACTTGTTCCATTTGATGACCAAACTGCGCTTTAGTCCTGAACTGCTCTAGTCCTTTGTGCATTTCCTCCGATCTGCGGATAAATGCTTGTTTAAGGACTTCAGGGGCTTGCGCGTAAGCCTCGGCTTCTTCTTTTTTAAGTCCTAGCCTTTGGACTTCAGGAGGCACCACAACCGGCACAGGTTCCACCGGAGCGACCTCTACGGGTGTTTCCTCTACCACCGGATCAGAAACCTCTACAGGGGCTTCCTCGGCCTTTTGGGAGGCTTTAAAACGGCCTTTTTCATCCCGTTCGCGAGCTTCGGCCTGTTCCTCTGTTTCCTCTCCCCGATTCTGGATTGCTTCGTAAGTCTCGCGGATGGTGTCATCCATTGACTTAACTACGGGGGCTTCCTGTTCTACGACTTCTTCAACTTCCGACTGGGTATCCAGTTCGCTCATAAAAACCTCGTCAAAGCCGGTTAAACCGCGTCACCGGCAAGCCATGTCTCACGACAGAGGGCGGAACCCTTGCGGTAGGGTTAAGTAGTCTCCAAAACTTTACGTTGTTCAGGTTTTAAGGACTGCCACGCTTGAACAGCAGCAGCCTCTATCTTCTTATCTTCAATCTTTTCTTCGTGGGCCTTACGTTCTTGGGCTACTTTCTTTTCCTGCTCCAAGCCCTCCCACGGTCTACAGTTATTTGCTCTCAGGTCGTTAATACGAGCTTGTTTAGTGGTAATCGGTCTACCGTCTATCGGGCTTGTATAGTGGATATTCACCACATGACCCATCGGAGGATTAAGAATGACCTTCTCTGTCCTCTCACCACAACAAAAAGGCGAGTCAAGATACTGGCTCGCCGGTTTTATGTATTCGTGGGTCTTATTACAAATTCTGCATCTGGATTCGTAAATCACATGAGTAAGAGGAAAGTTTCCTCATCGTCTATTTCGCGTTGAAGTAAAAGCTCATTGATGTATTTATCAACAAGCATCTGTTGAGTCTGTAGCCAAGAAATGACCTGAGAGTAATCTTCAAACTCTCGCTTAGTCTCTACGACCTGCTGTTTAATCTCTTTCTTGGCTTTAGCTACGAAGGTCTGGGTAGGAGCAATACCCATGACTTTCTTATACGTTTCCTCAATCGTCTGCTCTAAAGCATCCTCTTGAGTCTTACGCTTCTTCCAAGCCCTCTTATCCCAACCTGGATAATCGTCGCCCTGCCCTAATGAAAATACATCTACAGGCGCAGGACTTGAGCCGTAAAAGTTACCGTTAAAGAATGACCCATTAAAAAAGTTAGTAGACATGGGCTATCTTTAAATCACCGTTGAATGGAGTGTTTACACCGTAGGCTGGTTGTTTAACGTAAGAGACTTCATCGGTCATTACTACCCGATCTTTCTTCTGCATCTTGGTGACTTTCGGGCCGACCACCGCGATGACTTCACCGTTTTCTAGTGAGACTTTACCCACGTAAAAGACTTGAATTAGTAGCTTCTCCCAATAATCAGGAGTGCCTACGCCCATCGTGAAGTAACCGACTTTCTTTACACACCTTGAGAGATCACCCAAAACGTCAGGTAAGAATTCATCCTCAACTAACTCTAGGACATTGGTGCAAACCACCAAGTCAGCAGGTTTAGGGGTTAATTCCTTACCTTTTATCGCGGGGTCATATTCCCAAATCGGAAAGTCTAGTTTTGCAGCTAGAACACCCTTCCCGCAGCCGTAATCCAAAACAGATACAGAGTTAGTCGCTTTGACTAGCTTCCTTACAACTTCTGCGTATTTGAAACCTTCAGACCCGAAAACAGAAGATTGATCGTGTCTTTTTACTAATTCCTTGCGGTATTTCTCGCTTATCAACTTAGGCTTGATAAAGGCGATATTTGAGAATTTAGGCTTTTCTTGTTTAGTGTTTTCTACAATCGCTTTAACTAAGCCCTCACCGTAGAACTTAACCGAGTCCAGCTTGAGCATATTGATTTCATGCGGAACGGTCTTTGCTACGTCTAACAAATGGGGAGAAGTCCTGTAAATCTTTCCTGACCCTTCGGGATACTCAAGGTCAAAGAACTTCCTCATCTTGTTGGTATGTTCATCAGCGTGTCCTTTTTCGTCAAAAGAACAGCCATCCATCCCAAAGACATGCAGGTTTACATACCCCATAAACCTCGCTACAGCCATTGCCCTCATTCCGGCATCTGCACCACCTGTTAAAGCAGACTCACCAGCGGGGAGAATCCTGAGAGCTTCTAACTCCGTAGAAAAACAATGCCAGAGCTTGATATTGGCTTTAGCTTCAATCAATGTATCAATGTAGTTAGGGTGACAAGTCGAGCAAGGCATGTAAGTTACGTCCTTGCGAATCTCACCCAACATCAGGACTTTGTGTGCCCTTGGGTCTACGTCTACGTGATAGGTAGGGATAATCCCCCTGTCTATCAGGAATTTATGCGCCCCTGAAGTCGTAACGATTACCTTAAATTCTTTTAACTTTTCCCAAGTGTCTTTAAGGCTTGGGCCATATCCTACAATCGCTACAGGCTCAGGGTTTTTCTTGCTTTTGTTCTGAACCCTTCCTGAGACTTTACTAATCGCCATCTTGACTTGAACATCCCTCAACCATAATGGGATGCAATAGGAACTTCCGTAAGTCTTATCAAATTGAATACTTGATGAACCAGCCGAAACCCTGCCGGTAACTTTCTTCATTTAAGTCGAATGGCTTTCAAGTAAGAACCAGGCATGATATGAACCGGACTTGCCGCCGTGGACGCGATACCGGCATACATCATTCTGAATGTGCCGGCACTCGCCACATTAAAAACGCCTTGATACGTAATCCCCACAAGGACACCACCAAGGGCCGCTAAAGACAATTGCTGTGATGCGCCGGAAACTTGCAACAATCCACCGCCGCCCATCGCACCGGCTGACTGGCCCTGACTGACCCGCAAAAATTCAAGGTATCGAGGCAATGACAAGACAGGAACAGAACACCCGCCTTTAAATCCCACCGTCGCGGCACTGGCCGAAACCAGCAGCATCCCGTTAATCTCCCAAGTCTGGTCAGCGGCAACCGTCAGGACTAGACCGGAAATATCCACCAAGGCGGAGCCAGTGGTTGACTGCGTATTAGAGACAATCCGAACCTGTGGGGCCAATATCCCCGCAGCAGCAGCTACAGCCACGGAAGCCGCGTTTGATGCTACAGAGGCATAGTTACTAGCCGTGTTCGCGTAGACCGACGCTACCGAGGCGTAATTTGACGCTACGTGCTGCGCCGCAAGAGCTACAGAAGCCGCGTTACTCGCTACAGAGGCATTGTTAGCGTTAGCCGCAACCGCAGAATCCACCCGCAGGGATAGACCCTGAACCGCCGCGCTTAATTCTGTGCTTGTGACGCTTCCACCGCCACCAGTTCCGCTATTAGCTGAAACGCGATCTATAAGAGCAGAAACAGCGTTATAGACAGAATCAGTCCTTGATGACTGTCCTGCAATCGCCGCGCTTAACTCGTTACTCGTTACAGAGCCACCACCGGCCAACCCTGCTACAGAGGTAATCCTTGCACTTAAAGCCGCATGATCTACTGAATTCGTCTGACTTAAAGCACTTAACGCATTGCTTACCACCGAGACAGCGTTAGCAACCGAAGTTACCCGCCCGTCGATAGATACGTGAGCAGCAGAGTTAGTGTTAGAAAGGACGGAAAGAGCCTGAGACAGCACCGAGACAGCATTGGCTACCGAAGTGACCCGACCATCTATCGAAACGTGAGAAGCACTGTTAGCGTTGCTTAAAACAGACAAAGCGTTAGCGATAGAAGTCGCCCGACTGTCTACCGAGGCGATATTGGCGCTTAGAACATTGTCCGCACTGACTCGATTAACGATTTCAGCCGAGGTCGCGTTAGAAACGACATTAACCGCAGCAGAAACGGTATTTACAGCACTCTGAGCAGCAGCACTTACAGCCTGGACTTCTGCGGAAGTCACGGAACCACCACCCAAACCCGCTACAGAGGTGATTCTTGCGCTTAAAGCTGCGTGTTCCGAGCTATTCGTGTTACTTAGAACACTTAAAGCATTGGAGACTGTATTAATCGCACTCTGAGCCGCGACACTTACCGCTTGAACCTCGGCACTGGTAACAGACCCACCACCAGCAAGACCCGCGACTGAGGTAATCCGGTTACTTAATCCGGCGTGTTCTGAGCTATTGGTATTGCTCAATACTGATACAGCGTTACTTAAAGCGTTTAGATCAGTCTGTGAGGCTACATCCGAAAGGGTGTGCGCTTCATCACCGTTCCATGCGCTAGCGCCCTCTGTGGTGAAAGTTCCATCAGCAGGGGTAGTGTGCCGAATCCCCGCCATTATTCAACACCGACAGCGCGACCATCAGCCCCGCGAACGAGTTTCTTAGGTCTAGTCAATACTTCAGCAAGTTTCTCAGTTGACTCCTGTTGAGCTTGGGCCAGCTTTTCCATGCTCTCAGTAAATGATGCAACGATTTTCTCAATTCCCGCCTTTGGCTTGGTAGACCCGTCCGCTGAATATTCATTAGCCTCATCTTTAGCGGATATGCCCATCGCAGTCGTTTCCTTAGATGCTTGGGCTTGGAGTTCTGCGATAGCCAGTTTTGTCTGAGAATCAAGATCAGCCTTATATTTATCAAACGCTAAACGAGCCTGCTCCAACTCTGAATCACGGTCAGATTTATACTTCTCAATCATGGCTTGAGCTTCGGCCTTTTGTTGTTCCCTCTGGCCTTCATGCTGAAGTCTCATCTGCTCCAACTGTCCTTCAAACTGAGTCTTAGCCTGTTCGCCTTGTTGACGGAGTTGCTCGACTTCCAAGGACTTATCTTCAGGTTGTTGTTCTTGAGGCGGCGGCGGAGGCTGTTTAATCTTGTCAAAGGCATCTTCGACAGCGTTGCCCATCTTCGCCCTACGACAAGCCACCAAGATCAGTTCTTTAAGACTCTCAACAGGCATTGCACCCATCTGAACGGCAGGGCCAAGACCTTGCACAAGCTGAGTAATCCCACCCAGAAGCTGAGTAAGAGCCTCCATATCCCCTTCAACAGAGGCGGCGACAGTGGAGTCGGTTTCAATATCAATCTTGTAGGTTCTTTGCTTGTCATCCCGCATAACTTGGATGACTTGCTCCCACGTAATGACTTGAGGCGGCTGTTGTCCTTGCTGTTGGGCCTGAATCGCCATCATCTGAGCCTCTTGCTCAGTCGGCAATTTAACCCCTGTCATCGTCTTTAAAGTCTCATAAGAAAACTTCTCACCGATGATTTCAGCCTGAATACGGATAAGGTCACGGATGAAACGGGAGACTTCCCCTTGCATCTTTCTAAGACGCATGGAACCCCATTTATCCTTGATCTGTTGAGCCGTCGCGGTCTCTTGGGCGTTACTAGACCCACGGATTACATCAGCAATACCTGTAATCTCGTAAATGACTTGTTTAGTCAGTTCCCGCTGCTCATACAAGACTTTAAGGACATTCGCGGCCTGTTCGATAGGCATAAACCAAATAGCCTTTTCAAGACCGCCACGCTCCAACAAAGCCGTGACGTTCTGAGCCGGTATAAGGTCGTTATCCTCGCCCCTCATCAATTCTGAGAGTTCAGATAAGGTCGCGTCGTAAATACCGCGCATCTTCAGACCTTTAATCAGTCTGTTAATACGGGTAGAAATCGTGTCCAGTTCTTCCGCTTGCTCTTTGTAGAGTTCAAAAAGAGGAACGGGGATAAGACTGGACGGGTCGCCTATCGCATACAAAGGACGCGGGATAGGAAAGAAGCCCTGAAGGTTCAGGGGGTCAGTGATAGTCTGTAACGGTTCTTCCTTGTGATTCTTGGCGATAAACAAGACTTCGCGTTTATCTTTATCCCAAATCTCCCAGACTTCCGCAGTCCTGAAAGAATTGGAGACCTTATCATCGCGTTCTTTTTCAATCTCCTCGTCATCCGTGGAGTCGAGCTTTACTAAAGAACCAATCTCACCAAACTTTTCCTCTAGTTCTTTACGAGTGAGTCTGTGTTTAAACCCTACCCATTGAACTTCATCCCAACACTTACCGAATCCGTGTCTAAAGTCATCCCATTGGACATGCTCAATAGGGGCTTGCTCCCATTCAACTTCCTCGTAACCCTCAAGAGCTTCACCACCTGTTTCATGCTGCTCTGCGCCCTCCTCGTGGGTTTCTTCAGTAACACCCACTTGAGTCAAGGAAGGAACGTAACGAACGCGAGCAACAGCGCGGCCAGGCAAAAGCATGTCTAGAACGCAAGACTCGATTTGATGATTAAAGTCCGTGGTATCTAGGCCAAATTCAAGGCTACGAGACATAACCTGAGATACAGCCTTACCTACAGGATCTTCATCCTTAAACCTACGGCGAACGTCAGGCTTCGGAACAGAGTTATAAACCGCAGGGGCTAAAGTCTCGGTATTTGACCAAAGGATATTAAACGAGTGCTTTTTAGCATCCCGTTGACGATACCGACGGAGAATCTTGTCAGCGTCTTTCTTCCAGTCCTTCTCTCGTTTATCCGCAAGACCCCACTCTAATACCCACCGACGAACGATACCTTTAGGGTCTTTCTCAATATCGGAAGGCTTTTCTACAGTGGTGGAGTCAAGTTCGCTCATGCTGTCACCGCCTGAAGTTGTGCCGCGCTTAATTGAGTTTGATAAATACGAACATTGCGGATGGTGCCGAACCAAGGATTACCAGCACCGGTTCCGCAACCTACCGCTATTGCGGTCGAAGCCATTGCTCCGTCAAAAGTTCCAGATTGAGGGTCTAATCCATCGCCAGTAATTAATTGAGTAGAACCACCGTAAGAACTTGCCCGCTTTCTTAATCCGGTAGCCATACTGGACAGGCCGGTTTTAGTTACCGCGTTTACCCCGTCTGCCGTGTAAATCGTTGTAGGAGCAGCGCCGCCAACGTATAAAGGAAGGTTATTGCCTGTATCAAACGCAACCGCAATAGCTGTAGTTGTGCCAGTCCAGAAAGTAGATACTTCCGCGTAAGCACTCCCCACACTTGCACTTGCATTCCCACTTACCGGATAAGTCAAAACATCAGCGTTTCTCGTAACCGATGCGCCAGCAGTAGGGATAAACGAACTCGCAAAACTTCCGACCTCAAGCTGTACAAATTTACAAGAGCCTGTAACTGTAAGCGTCAGGCTCGCCGCTGTTGGGGTAAATGTTAGGCTTACCCTCTGCGGATAGACGCCAGTTCCAACCAACGGGCCAGCGGTCGAAGCGCCTGAAAGCGTTATCGTTCCAGTTCCGTAAAAACTTAACGTGTGAGCAACAGCAGTGACGTTTACCGATTGCGTAGAAAAGTCCGTTCCGTCGATTAAAGAGTTAAGGACTAGATTCGTCCTCGCCCCCTCCGCGAGATACCCTCTATAAGCTAACGTAGTCGGGTCGTAATAACTCCGAGGAACTCCACTCGCTACTGAGACAATCAAGCCAGCAGAATTAACCGTGGTCGCTGTCGTAGCCCTTGTGAACGTAGCCGCACCCGTTCCTTTAGCTAGTGTCAGGTCTACCTCACCTGAGCCTTTATCCGCGAATCCAGCAATAAACTCCGCAGAATTCATCAGGGCGTTTAATCCCTGAGAACTACCCCAAGTTAAAAGCATTAACCAGGAATAAAGCTAACAGTGCAATCTACAGTGCCACTAATGGTCACGTAGATACCCGTTGAGCAAGCGAAAGGCAGTGGATAGAACGTGCCAGGAAGCGGAGTAAACGTATTCGCAATAACTCCACCTGCTGCACTGGTGTTATTCCATACTTTAATCGTAGGAGTCGAGGAAGCTGAAGATACCCAAATACCCAAAAGACGACACGGGCCACTGAATACAGCAGCACTCGCACTCAGATTAGTAGGGGTGCCAGATTCATTAACAGGATTACTCATTTTCTTTCCTTCTTCTGTGTTCTTTAATTAACTCTGAGGGGGTTACACCCACTTTTATTCCGTCGATAGTCACACCAGCCTTAAACTTAGGCGGCTCTTTCTCTTTAGGCTTCATTTCCTCACGCCAGACTAAACAGGCGTATCTGAAAGCGTCTGCGTAATGTGAAGTCCAGTCGTGTCTAGGCTTATCCCTAAAACATCGCTTTTCTTCGTCATACTCGCGTTGATACTGTTTAAGAGTCTCAATTCCCTCTCTACAGTTTTCATCGAAGTAACAATCTGAAAGGGTTAATCGCGCAGCCTGAACACCGTCGATCAATCCGAGTTCTGGAACTATCCGAGGCTTCCAGCCTAAAGCTGAGAACTGCTGTTCTATGCTTCGTCCGGTCTGTAGGCTCTTAGCCCTTGCGTCATGGGGTAGATACAGCCAATCCCCGTAGGTATAGGGCTTACCCTTTAGAACCTCTTGGTAATGGCTTATAGGCATCCCTGACGCGGCGTAGCAGTCAATTAACCTTAGTTCTTTATTGACTTGAAACCACCAGATAGCCGTGTCATCACTAAACCCGAGGTCTAGGACTGCGTAAGTCTTTAGATTCTTGTCGTAGAGGTCTTTCTTAACCCTGCCCTCTTGCTCTAAAGCCCATAGCTCTTTACCGAAAATTGCCCCAGGTAAAGCCGCGTCAAAGTCGCACTCCATCTCCTGCCGCCACGCATCCTCGGTCAGTTCAGATTTAAGCGCGTTTAACTCAGACTCAGGGAGAATCCCCGAATCGTTAGCCTTAATCATTAAAGCTAACCAGTCTTTAGACCTTTGGGCTAGGTCGTATATCTCAAAGAACTGATTTCGTCCTTTAGGGGTTCCGATGATGATCGCCTTACCCTGCCTATCAGCTAAAGCAGGACGGATGACGTAAGCCCACACAGAAGGCTTCCAGTCTCCATATTCATCAGCTACTACAAGGTCAAAGAACATCCCCCGTAAGGCATCGGCGTTATCTGCACCGAATAACTGAATCCTCGCCCCATTGGGGTAGTCAATCCTTAACTCTGATTCATTAACAGAGTGATTAGGAACTACTGAGGAATATCTTTTAAGGTAATCCCAAGCTACTGCTTTAGATTGCCGGTAAAACGGGGAAACGTAAGCGCCCCTAAAATCTGGCTTATCACTACTTAAGGCGGCGCGTATTAAATGATTTATGCAAGCAACTGTTTTACCCGCACCTTCGCCGGTGGGCGACGATTACGGCCCACCGATGCCTCGAATCATGTAAAGGTAAAAATGCTTTTCTGGGGCAATACGGGATGATTATCAAA